CTCTAGCGCAGATCGTACTTTGCTACCAGCGGCCTCTCAGGCGCTTAGGAAGCTAATTAGAAACCCGATGAGGGTTGTGAGGGCATAATGGCCTTTGATTATACGCCACTGGCGTTGACGGCTACAAAATTGTTAACAGATTTCGGGCAATCTGTGACCTTTACTAGAAATGGTAATGTCACCTATGACCCGACACAAGGCGTTAGCTCTAGCAGTCAGACAACATATAGTGCGAACGTAGTTTTATTTGCTCAGATAAAGAATGAGGAAGTTGATAACTCTTTAGCCTTTAAAGACTTCCCTGCCGTTGCGTACTCCGCAACACCGCCTAAGATCGGTGATACGGCTACTATAAATTCTGAAAGTTATAGAGTTATTGAGATTACACCAATACAACCAGCTCAAACGGTGATTTATTATGAGCTTCGACTCAGAAGTTAAGGCTTTTACCAAGATTGCTCTGCAAGATGCCCACAAGACTGTAAGGCAGGTTGTGAATGAAGTGATGGTGAATACGGTTGATAAGACTTCTGTAGATACGGGTAAGTTAAAAAATAGTTGGTATGCAAGTTTTGGCTCACCAATTACTGCTATTAATGGCAGAAGTGAAGATGCTTCTGGTGGCGATAGCTTAAACAGCGCATACGATGTAACGAGTAAGATTGAAGAATCCACGATGGGTGAGCCTATATTTTTTACTAACTCATTGCACTACGCTGAAAAAATAGAGTTAGGTGGGTACTCACGAGCACCTGCTGGAATGATGCGGATTAGTATGAAGCAAGCTGTAAGGAAATTTGAATGAGTGTCGATTACAACTTAATAACCGAGTCTTCTACTGGCGACATTTACAATATCGACGCAGGTTCGATTACAGATGGTGTGGCAGCCGATCTTAGTAAGCCGTTTAGAAATATACGTATTGGCTTTGAATCACTGTTTAATACAATGTGTACAAACCTAAGTATTACACATAAAATATACGAAAATACAGACTTCGATTTATCTGAAGTTTTAAAGACTAATTTGAATGCTGAATGGGTTGTAGGTACGTTACTACCAGCAAATACCACTACAGCTAGTCTTGGTACATCTGGAACAGAGCGGCACGATGGGCTTTTCCAGATTGATTACTACAGCAAAACTGGTGTTGGCGGATTTACTGATCGAGTAGACAGTATCGCTAACTACTTTACCAGAGGCATGAAAATAACTTCTAACGGCACGGTCGTTAGGATTTTGAACGTATCACTTGGCGTTGGGCGCAGAGATGGTGCATTTTTTGTTAGAAATATAGATGTATCTTATTATGCGGTAACGCCCGCGAGGAATTAATTATGGCAATTGCTAGTGGAACTAACGTAATAGTTGGTTTTAAAAAAGAAACAACTTATGGCTCAGAAGCAGCTGGAACTGATTATCAAATAATCCCATTTAAGTCTGCTAGTTTAAGTTTGGCTAAATCTAGCCACGAATCCGCCGTAATTACAGGCAACCGTGAACTGCAAGACGTTATCATGGGTGCTCACTCAGTTACAGGTGAAATCTCTTTCGATCTAGCTCACCAGCCAGCATACATTGGTATGTTACAGGGTGTTTTAGGTGATAGCATATTATCTGCTGGAGCTATGCAAATCGGCTCTGAGAGACAGTCATACACTATCGTACAAGATTTTGGCGCTGATCTGAATGGCGGCGATGACGCCCACGTTTATACTGGTTGTGAGTTTAATAACTTCTCAATGAGTGTTCCTGCTGACGGACTTATCGAGTGTAGCGTTGGTATTGTTGGCGCAACAATGACTACTGAAACTTCTGGTAATGACGTAGACCCAGATAACGGTGGAACTAACTACGTTGAAGCTAACAATCCATTCCATTCTTCTGACGCTACAATCACTTCTTCTAATTTAGATGCAATTTTAACAGACCTTTCTTTATCTGTTGAAAACGGCATTGAGACGACTAACAAAGTAGGTGACGTTATACCAATTCAAGGCGGTATTGGTAAGTGTCGTGTAAGCGGCTCTGTAACTGCTCACTTCACAAGTCCTAATTTGCTAGAGAAGTTTATCGGCAACACTTCAAGCACTTTAACTATTAGCTTTGGCTCTAGCACAACGGGTATTAGCTTTACAATGGCTAAAATCATCTATACTACTGGTGCTGTTGAAGTTGGTGGTGAAGGTCTTTTATCTGTATCTATGGACTTTATAGCGGTAGCTAATAGCGCAACACAATCTGCATTGGTAATTGATACAGCGTTATAATCTTAAACAGCCTCACTGGGTGGGGCTTTACTTAACTAAAAGGGTGATTTATGAAAATTAGTAAACTATATACAACAGATTTACACGATGCTGGTTCTGAAGTTGAGGTTCTTGACGATCAGGGAGCAAAGACTGGACTTTTTATTACCGTTGTAGGTGTTGACTCCACTGTCTTTAGAGCGCAAGCGAAGAAGCAGCAAAGAGCATACATAGAATCACTTAGAGGCAAAAAGGACTTTGATGATGAAGCTTTTGCTACAGATTCTCTAGTAGCTGCGACAATAGGGTGGCGCGGCACGGATGAGAAGTTTACTAAGAAATTATGTAAAGAGCTTTACACTCAAGCGCCTTACATTAAAGATCAAATTGATTTATTTATAGCGGATAGAGCAAATTTTACGAGCGCCAAGCCGAAGAGTTAATCGCGTTTGGCAAATGGGTTTTTTACGCCAATGGTAGAATTAAAGGCAGTAAATCCACAAGAATAGAACAGTGGAAAGCTATCGAGAGGATTTCTGGCATAGCTCCAGCCGAGTTAAAGAATGAGCCTTACCTAAGTGAGGCTTCATCTGAAACTTGGAATGCTTATTGTAAAATCATAAGGGGAGTGGAAAAGGTAGGCTTGCAAGATGTGCTCGCCTACTGTCAACTATATAACGAATCTTTCGATAGGTGGCAAATTGATGCCATTTTAGGCTTAGATCAGGAAAGGCTTAACCAATGGCAGATACAATCGCAAGACTAATCTTTGAAGCTAACACTGCACAATTAAAAACAGCGAACGAAGAATTAAAAAAACTCGCCGTTGAGTCGGGCAATGTAACACGTACAGTTAAAGAGGGCGATGCCGCAGTCAAGGCTTCCTCTAAAATCAAGGCTGATGCTGCCAGTCAAGAAAGTAAAATAACTGCCGCGAAAGCAAAAAGAGAAATACAAGCCTATCAAGAGCAAGACAAAAGAAATCGAGAAGCTGTAGCTGCTGCGCAAAAAGCTGCGGATGCAAAATCTAAAGCTGTTGAAAAGGCATCACAAGCAGAGCAGAAAGCCCTCCAAAAGGCTGCTACCGAGCAGCAAAAAACAGCAGATAAGCAAATTGCATTAGCAGAAAAATCTGCTATGGCAAGCGAAAAATCCGCACAAAAAATCATTGCCGCTAAAGAAAAAGAAACCGAAAAGCTTAGGTCGGCAATGGAAAAAGCTGAAGCTTTGGCTGCTAAGGAGGATGCGCGAAGAGATACCGCCGCACAAAAATCCGCTCAACTAATAGCTGCAAATAAAAAAATAGCTGAAACTAAAAAACAAGAGTCTGAGGCTGTTAAAAAGGCTAACGTAGTTCGTAAAGCGGAAATAAATGCATATAAAGAGAGTTCAAAAAGAAAAGAAAAAGCAGTTAAGGATGCGCAAAAGTTAGCCAAAGCAGAAGAAAAACTAAAGAATGCGGCACAAAAAACTGCTAGAGGCAACAAGAAAGCACAAACAGCTACTGAAAAAATGTCCGAGAGCTTTAGAAATGCCTCGACTTCTACCGCAGCGTTAAACGGCCCTTTAAACGGTTTATCTGGACGACTATCATTTATAGCTACAGGCTTAAATCGTATTGGTGTTGGTGGTCTTGCCGCTGGTGTTGGGCTAGTCGCTATAGCTGCTGCGGCCATGAAATCTTTAAGAGTTTTTGCTGATTATGAAACGCAGATGTTTAAGCTGGAGGCTCTTGTTAAGTCTACTGGTGCTGCCGCTGGATTTTCTGCTGAATCTTTAGATAATATGGCTGTACAAATAGCAAGAGACACACTAGCTTCTGCTTCAGATATGCGGGATGCTCAGGGTGTTTTGCTCACATTTAAAACTGTGCAAGGCAATATATTTAAGCAAGCAATTGAGCTGACGCAGGATTTAGGTGCTGTTATGGGTACGACTGCTGTATCTGGCGCAAAACAGCTAGGTAAAGCCTTAGAAGACCCCGCTAGAAACTTAACAGCCTTAACTCGGGCAGGTGTTAGCTTTACGCAAGCCGAGTCAGACAAAATAAAACAATTACAATTCAGTGGTGATTTACTAAGCGCGCAAGGAATTATAATTGATAAACTTGCAGGTCAGGTTGGTGGCGCTGGTAAAGGCGGCGGGCTTACAGGTGCGACAGACTTGTTAGCTGATAATTTCACACTACTAGGTGTGCGTTTTGCTGAAGTTACAGGTCTGGCTAAGGCGGCAACTTTTGTAGTAAATATGTTTGCCAATGCTATAGGATTTTTAGCTGACGCTTTAGAAACGACTGACGAAGAAAAACTAGCAAAACTAAATGCAGAGTTAGAGCGAACTTCTAAAATAAAACCTCCGCCACGCGCTTTACTCCTAATGGCTGCTGACCCACGAGCGTTAGCGTCTGGAGGTGTTGGTGGTCGAAGCCAAGAAGCAATAAAAGCTGAAATTAAAGAGATACAGTCGCAAGCACTGCAAAAGAGAGCTATAGAAGACGAGCTGGCGCAAGACGCTTTAGATGCACAGAATCAAAAAAACACTGATGAGTTAGCCGCATTTGAAGAGCAAAATAAATTAAAACTACTTGCGGCAACGGAAGCTAGACAGAAAGCAGACGGCTTTGAATTTGCAGCAAATGCAACAAGGCTAAAAGCTACCTTGATGCAAAATGAGCTTGAGTATCAAGCGCAAGTCCAAAAGTTTGGTAAATTAGAGAGTTTAGCGGCAATTAAGCGCGAAAAAGATGCGGTTGCGCAATCTGAATCTGAAAAGATGGTTAGAGAATCTATAGAGAGACGTATAGAAGCTGAGATAAAAGCTCAAGAAGAAATAGATAGAATAAAAGCTAAAAAAGATGATGAGTCTGAAAAAGAACAAGAGCGCAAAGATGAAAATAAAAAACAGCAAGAAGATGAAATGGCACAGGCAGCTGTTTTTCTACTAGAAAGGCAAGATAGACTGCAAGAGGCTGCTCTTTTTGAGAAAGCATTAGCAGAGACGCAAGCACAAGAGGATATGGATAGGCAAATTGCCTCTGGTGAGTTTGGCACTCAACTATCTTTAGACTTACATGCCGCAAAAATGCAGATGATACAAGAGCAGTACGCTGAAAAACTACAAATAATTGATGAGGCAGAGCAAAGAGAAATTGAAATTCTTAAAAAGAAAGAAGACCAAAAAAGCAAGATACTAAACCAAGCCTCAGCCATGGTAATAAAGTCTGTTGGTAAAAACCTTAAAAAAGGCTTAAAAGACAATAAGGCTGGGGCTATAGCGGGAGTAGCAATTGACGCAGCAATGGGTGGAGCTAAAATACTTGTTAATGGCGCAATACAGCAAGCAAGTATAACCACGGCTTATGCACAACTAGCGGCGGCAACAGCGAATCCAGCACTAGCTGCTGTTGGTGTCGCTAAAGGTGCTCTTGCAATGACAGCGGCTAAAGTTTTAGCGGCAAAGACTGCGGCAATAACTTTTGGCTTAGGCTCTCTTGGTGTTGGTTTAAGCGGTGGTGGCGGTGGCGGTGGTGGTGGCGGTGGCGGA